ATGAGTAATGAAGACCTACAAAAAATGTTTGTTAAGGATGCACCTCAACAAGTAAATGAAATAGAAGATGTTAGAAGTCTTTCTAACTACGTAATTCATCTTCAGAAATTAGAAGAAGAAATAATAAAAGAAGAAACTCTTTTAAAACAAAAGAAAGAAAGAGCTGATAAAATTTCTGCAGAAGTAATTCCTGAAATTATGGAATCAATGAAATTAAAAACTCTTAAACTTCAAGATGGTTCAGCCATAGAAGTTAAAGAAATTTATAGCGCTACCATTCCTGTAGCAAACAAGGAACGCGCTTATCAATGGCTTCGAGACAATGACCTGGGTGATCTTATTAAAAATGAGATTACTGTTTCCTTTGGTCGTGGCGAAGATACCAAGGCGAGTGAATACACTAGCCTTGCAGAGAGTAAAGGATATCAACCTTCACAAAAACTGAAGGTTGAACCTATGACTCTTAAAGCACTGTACAGAGAGCGGGTTGAAGCAAAGCAAGACTTGCCTTCTGAACATTTTAACCTGTTCAAGGGAAACAGAACAAAAATAACAAGGAGCAAATAACATGCAACAAGCGACAAGAGACGTTACTGAAAAAAAAGAAGGTAACTTACCAGCGAAAATCGACTTTATAAGCGATGCTGGAGCAGGACTTGAGAATATAGATAAAGACGATTTAGCTTTACCATTTCTTAAGTTATTACAATCAGGTTCGGATGAAACTAAAAAGAAACATGCGAACTATGTTGAAGGAGCAGAAGCTGGAATGTTTTATAATACAGTTACAAAAAAACTGTATAGTGGAGAAAAAGGTATTGAAATAATACCATGTTTCTACAAATTAACATTTCCAGAATGGGCACCTTTCGAAAGAAAGGAAGGACGCCCAGTGAGTCCTGATAGAGGTCCTGAAATTTTAGCTAAAACTAAAAAGGATTCTTCAGGAAAAGATGTTTTAGAGAATGGAAATCAAATTCTCAAAACTGCAAATCACTTTGTAATCATCAATGGAGATAAACCGGAGAAAGCTTTAATGGCTATGAAATCTACTCAATTAAAAGTGAGTAGAAACTGGAACTCTTTGATGCAAGATCAATTTGAATCTGATCCTAAAACAAATAAAAATGTTCCTGCACCTATGTTTTCTAGAATTTATAAATTAAATTCTGTAGAAAACTCGGGAAGTTTTACTTGGCACGGATACAGAGTATCCCTGTTAAGAAAAGTGGATAATGCAGCCATCTATCAAATGGCTAGAGAATTCCATAACTCTTTAAAAGCAAGTAGCGCTAAAGCAGAAACAAGAGAAGAATCTAATTATTAGTTTTCTCTCGAGTAGAAAATAGGGCGGGAGCGGGAGACTTAACCCGCCTGACAAAGGGATTGTTATGGAAAAAGAATTTATAGAATTATTTAAAGGATATGAAGGTGACTTCGGCATAGCCGATATGTCCAACCCTCCAATAGACGCTGATAAAAATAAAATTAAACCAAATTATGAATGGGCAGGTCGCCCGATTACAGACAAAGATTATTTAAATCATTTAGCAGGGAAAAAATCAATTGGAATTCAACCATGTAGAATAGATAAGACTGTTCGATTTGGGTGTATTGATGTTGATCCCCCTGACTATGGTACATTTAAAATAGAAACGTATTTAGCTTTAATTCAACAACACAAACTTCCAATAGTCCCAATTTTATCTAAAAGTGGGGGTTTACATTGTTATGTATTTTTAAAAGAACCAATTCCAACTATTGATTTAATAGAGGCTTTAAAAGCGTTTCTCCTTCCTTTAGGTTTAAAACCTACTACCGAGGTTTTTCCTAAACAGAAAGAATTACAGAAAGATGATAAAGGAGACATAAAACCAGGTAACTTCATCAACCTACCCTACTATAATAATGGTGGATCGAATAGATATGCCATAGACAAGAATAGTTCTAAACTATCAATTGAAGAATTTATAAAATTTGCCAATGAATCTAAAGTAGACAACACAAAACTTAATGAACTTGTAGAAGAAGCTCATAGAAATATATTACTGGGGACTAATGCAGAATTTGAGGATGGTCCTCCATGTCTAGCACTATGTTCTCTATCTAAACTAGAAGATGGCAGAGATCGGTTTATGTATAACTACATGGTCTTTGCTAAAAAGAAATACAAAGACAAGTGGCCTGATCAAGTTTCAAAAGCAAACTATAATTATTTAGCAGATCCTTGGGATAAGGCAAAACTAGACTCTAAAATAAAAGCATGGAGAGGAGATACAGCAGGACATACCTGTTATGAAGATCCAATTAAAGATAAATGTATGCGAAGTCTTTGTTACAAACGACCATTCGGAGTTAAGTCGGATAAAAATACTGATTTTCCTGATATTACCGATTTTCAAGTAATACAATACGTAGAACCTGAATATAGATTCAATGTTGTCATGCCTAATGACGATAACATTGGAGTTGTAATTCCTAATCTTAAATCAATGACAATACAGACCGAACTTTTAAGGTTAATATGGTCTCAGACATTTATTAAGTTTGAAACTGTAAAACCAAAAATATTTAACGCAAAACTTAATGAATGGAGTAAAAATATCCAAAAGATTACACCACCTAAAGGAACTCAAATTGACGATAGACTAGAAGAAGAATTATTTCAGTATTGTATTAATGGTCCACCGGCACAGGAAAGAAGTCAAATTAACCTTGGATCCTGTCTTACCGAGGAAGGTTTTCATTACTTTAGATTTAATTCTTTTATTGAACATCTAGGTAATGGGTGGAAGATTCCAGAAGAAAAAATTGCACAGAAATTAAAAGACAAATGTTTTGTAGAATTTGATCACTCGTTCAATGTAGATGGAAAAACTTTAAAAGTATGTAAAGTTAAACAGTTCCATGCTGAGAAGAAAGATCATACACCAACAAAAAGAAAAGGAACAAATTATTAATGCGATATAAAGTAGTGGGTCCGCCAGGTACAGGAAAAACAAGACGACTTTTAAATGAAGTACATAAGTATGTTCAAAAAGGTACACGTCTAGATCAAATAGGATATTTTGCATTCACTCGTAAGGCCGCAGGTGAAGCGAGAGATAGATTCCTGGCAAAAAATACACATTTAACTAAAAAAGATATAAAATATTTTCAAACTCTTCACTCGCTAGCTTTTAATAATCTTGGATTAAAAGAAGAAAATGTTATGCAAGAAGGAAACTATAAAGCAATTGGAGAAACATGCGGTATTCAAATTAGATATGCGTCCCATGAAACTAATAGCTTTAATGGAATTTTTTCATCAGACAGTGAATATTTAAGTCTAATTAACTTAGCTAGAGTAAAACAAATTTCTGCAGAAAAACAATTTGCTTTAAATGAACACTTAACTTGGATCACCAGAGAAAAACTTCTAGCCATTGAAAAAGAAATAAATCATTATAAAAAAACATACGGTCTCATTGATTTCACCGACATGCTTCAAAAATTTTTAGACAAAGGCAAATCACCTTCATTTAAAGTTATATTTGTTGATGAAGCCCAAGATTTATCTTTAATTCAATGGTCTATGATTAAAAAGATTGAAGAAGAAACTCAATGTGATGTATGGATAGCTGGCGATGATGACCAGGCTATCTTTGGCTGGGCAGGTGCTGACGTCAATTCATTTATTAAATGGAAATCTCGAGAAATTTTATTAAGGCAATCTGAAAGAGTACCTCGTTTAATTCAACAAAAAGCTTTAAATATTATTCAACGAATTTATATTAATAGAATACCAAAAGATTATTTACCAAAGAAGACAGAAGGAAATATTTATCAACGATACAAACTAAATGACATTGATATGACTGAAGGTAACTGGTTAATATTAACTAGAACAAAGTCTTTGTTAAAACCTATTCCTCCTTTTTTAAAAAGAAAAGGGCTATATTTCAGTACTGCCCAGGGCAATAGTATTGGAAAAACTTTGTATGAAGATATTCAAACTTGGAATGAATTTTTGCAAGGATTAGATCCTCCAGAGATAAAAAGACAACGACTAGAAGAACTTACAGGAGAAAAAAATTTTGATATTCATCTTAATTGGGAGGCGGCATTTAAAAATGTTGCACTCGCTAAACGAGAATATATGAAAGCAATGTTAACAAATGAAGAAGATTTATCGAAGCCTCCAAGAATAAAAGTATCGACGATTCATGGAGCTAAAGGAGGAGAGGCCACTAATGTAGTTTTATTTTTAAATCAAACGGCGAATACTATTAAAGGATCTAAAAAATCGCAAGCAAAAGCGGAAGAAGAATTCAGAGTCTGGTATGTAGGAGTCACCCGAACTATAGAAAATTTATATTTAATAAAATGTAAAAACAAAATGAAAGAATTTAAAATATGAAAAAAAGAATACATGTTAACATGCACCACATCCGTTATAATAAAAAACACGGAACAAATAAACCTGTGATCACCGTTAAAACTTCTAAATCAAATGACTATGGTCATGAAGTGGAAATACTCGGACCCAGCAAAGTTATTTATAGACCCTTTAAACCTTTAAGCTGTGGTGCAAGAGTCTGGATTGAAACAGAAAGCGAAGTAAATATTTCATGAGAAATATCACAGCGATAACCATTATATGTTTGTACACTTTTGTATTCTGTTTAATTCTATTGGAGATTTCATGAAACACACACTTACTAGCGAACTTGTCTTATTATCAATGATGACATTTTACTTTGGAGTTAAACTTTATTTTATATTGACATGAGCACATACGATAAACAAATCGGAGGAACTCATTACAAAAAAATGAAAATCCAGCCAAGCAAATTTGTAATCGAAAATCAGTTGCTCTTTCCGGAAGGAAATGTTATTAAATACATCTGTAGACATCCATATAAAGGAGGAAAGGAAGACTTGGAAAAAGCTAAACATTTTATCGATATGATTATTGAAAGAGA